CAAATGATGTTTCGTTTGAAAACTCATTTGTAGTTTTGTTTTTTGTTATAAATTACTATGCGGCAACCACTCTAGTTGCTGTAGGCAAGACCACCCATGCCAGACATCACGCGGAGAACGTTGTAGTTCGTCGCATAGACGTAGACCGTGGAGCTCGTGGCCGTGCCGACCGCGTTGTTGGAGACCGTGAGGAGCAGCGTGGTGTTATCAATGCGTGATAAGTTGCACGTGCCGCTCGGCTGGTGCTGCTCAGGCTGGAGCGCGAAGGAGTAGACGTTGACACCAACCGCAGGGATGTTGGTGTGGTGCTGGTACGGCTGGACCTCGTTGAAGTAGCGTCCCTCGCGGACCTGGAAGCGGTCGTGGCCGTTGAGCTGGATGAGCGCCGTGACGCACGGGTTCTTGCCCGCCATGCCCTCAACACGCGTGACGGAGTAGCCAGACTCCAGGACTGACCGGTCCCACCAGTCAGAGAAGTTGAACGGCTGCTGGCCCTTCCACGGGTTGATGACGTTCGTGTCGCAGCTCGTGAAGGAGTCACGCTGGACAACCCAGACAAGCTCCTTGCACGGGTGGTTGAAGTTCAGCTTCAGCTTGTTGCTGGAGGACGTGATGGACTCACCGCCCGTGAACTGAAGAACCTCAATGAGGTACTCGTGGGACACCTGCGCGAACTTGCGGCGCTCATCCGTGTCGAGGTAGATGTAGTCGACATAGAGGGATGAGGCGACGAGGCCGGCGTTGCCGACGCGCGTCTGGATCGCGGACGTGGACGTCGCCTGCGGGGAATAGGACCACATCAGGTTCGTGAGGTCGTTGAACTGGAGGTTGATGCGGACCTCGTGGTACTGGAGCGCGATGAGCGGCAGCGCCAGACCAGGGTTGCGGCAGAACCAGAACTGCAGCGGGATGTACAGCGTGTACTCAGGGGAGCAGTTGCCGAGCTCATTGGACGTGTTCGGCTCGCCGCCGGCGCAGTCGTTGTCGCAGTCCTCGCCGCCCTGAACCAGCAGATTCGTGAGCTGCGGGATGTTGCCCACCATCTTCGCGTAGCCGGCCTGCTTGCCCGGCTCCTGCGTGAGCTCATTCCAGATGTGCAGCCACTGGCCATAGTGCTTGTCGATGCGCTGGCCGCCGATCTGGAGCTCAACCCAGTCGATGAGGTTGTGGCCAACCCAGTTGAGCCAGCGGAACTGGGCACCTGAGCCGTCGCTGGCCAGGAGGCTAACCTTAGGCAGGGTGGCCTGGAGGTACATACGGTAGATTAAGTCACCGTTGCGCTGGATCGTGCACGTGACCTGCTTGCCGAAGTTCGGCGCGCCGTTCCACGGGTTCTCAATAGCCTCCATCGCAAAGTTCGTGTGGCGACGGTACACCACCTTGAAAAAGGTAATCTGCGGGTTACCCGTCAGATAGACGTCCTGCGCACCATAGGCGACGAGCTGCATAAGACCACCACCTGTCATTTGAGTTTATAACCTTCGCAGAGAAAATAATTTTGGCGGAGAGGGTGATTTTTCCCGAAATCAGTTTGGGTTTGGTTATGCTTAAAAGAATTAGAGTTTCCAACCATAGGATACGAATGGCAGAGCCTTATTTCAAAATACGGCCAACAAAGCGGAGTAATCCGGAGGCTCGTACTACGCTCGATGCGATTCACCAAGTTCAGATGGGGAAACTTTTAGATAAAAAGGAGAATCTCCATTCACTTGAAGCACAGAAAGTTTCATTGGAAACAGAGATTCAGTCATGTGAAAATATCATTGAAAGAAATCTGAAGGAGAATCGTCTTCGTGATATTAAGCGGGAGATTGAAACCATTGTAAAAGAGGAAGATGTATATAACTATTTTCTTGAAACGGGTGATATCTTATATAAGTATTATGATATCCAGGAAAAGATTCAGAATGGCGTTGAAAGTCTTCAAACTACACGAACTTTCATGAAGCCGGGGAGTGTTCTTGCGGCCCTTCAAGAAGTATCCACGGAACAAACTCTTCAGGAGCTAAAAAAGGAAATGAAGGGTGAGAATCTACAGCGTGATAAGTTACTTGATAAGTATCTTCAAAAGGTAGATCCTGGTCATGCTCGAAATACATCCTGCGAAGCTGAGAGTGGATTTGGACTCTGTGATGAGTGTGGAGCAGAAATGATTTTTAGCTCAAATGAAGCACTGTTTAGCTGTGCTATTTGTGGAAATCAAGAGTTTGTCTTAATGGACAGTGATAAACCAAGTTATAAGGATCCGCCGCGTGAAGTGAGTTACTATGCGTATAAGCGCATTAATCATTTTAATGAATGGCTTGCGCAGTTCCAGGCGAAGGAATGTACCGATATTCCTCAAGAAATCTATGATCAGATTCTTATGGAACTCAAGAAGGAACGCATAACACAACTTGAAGGCCTGAAGCCTGCGAAGATTCGCGAGATTCTGAAGAAAATCAAGGCGAATAAATATTATGAACACGTGCCTCATATTACGAATCGCCTCAATGGCAAAAATGCGCCGGTTATGAACCGTGAAATCGAAGAAAAGTTGCGCTATATGTTTAAGGAGATTCAACCGCATTTCCAAAAGCACTGTCCAAAGGGGCGCAGCAACTTTCTTTCATATTCGTATGTTCTCTACAAGTTTTGTGAACTTCTTGAGTTGGACGATTATTTACCAAACTTTCCTTTGCTAAAAAATCGCGATAAACTCTACACTCAAGATAAAATCTGGCAAAAGATTTGTGAAGATCTTGGATGGGGATTTATTCGGAGTATCTAAGTTCTCCACGTGGTTTTCCATGAAAATCAACAAGATAAAATGAAGTACGTGATCTGGTTATTAGATCTAGAATATTCTTTTTAGAGTTCAAACATAATTCAAGCATTCTCTCAGGTGTATGCCCTGACATATCATTGCCTAACCACATTTGATAAATAGATGTATAGATATCCATACTATCAGGTGTACCCCAGGCGAGTTGATTATGGATTGAATCAAGACTTTTTACTTCATTTGATGTTGGAATACATAAAAATGAAGTGCCCCTTGCGATTTCAGTTGCTGATATTTTAGTAATCGGTTCATTCAAAATACAATCGGTACGATACCGCATAACAAGATCGTAGTGTATAGTATTTTTTTCTTGATACTCTTTGCGAATCTCATTTGCTTTCCATATGGAATAATATTCAGACATACATCGTGGTAGCATATGAAGATCTTTTTTGTCTTCATAATTTTCAGTAAGATATGCCTTTGGCTTATAGGTAGTTAGTCCATCACTTGTTGAAAATACGAGAATACTTATATGCCAGTTTGCTCTAGCAGGAAAAGGAAAAGTTCCCATATCTGTATTTTTTTTGAACCAGGTATGGATAAAAAAATCAACTTCAGTTCCAGGATCTTGTATCTGTTTCATAAATGAATCCGCTGTTAAATGAAGAAACCGAAACTCTCCAGAAATCTGAATCGCAATACGCATACATGTAGATTAAGTAATTTGTTTAGACTCTAAAAACTCACTATATAGATTTTGTATAAACTCGATTCGCTGTTGATAGGACCAAGGAATACGAGTTGCTTCACGTGGCCCATCCATCTTTATCAGTGAAAAATAACATAAATCTCGTTTTAAATAAGAGCCTTCTAGTATACTTATTAAAATCTGTTCGGGGCTAAATAAACCCATCATAACTCCTGAAGGATCATCAAACTCACGATCTTTCCACACTGGATAGATTGATGTATAGATATCCATATGATCGGGTGTACCCCAGGCAATAAAATCTGTGATATGATCAATCACTACAAAACTTGAGTTTGGAATACATATAAAAGGCGTTTTTAATATGAGTTCTCTATAACTAATCGTTGGTATAGAATCATTTACAAAACAATCTGTCCTATATTTTACAACAAGATCATATTGTATAGAAGTATCCTGTTCATATCGTTTCCTTAATTCATTTGCCATATGAATCGAATAAAACATAGATAAAAATCGTGAACGTAATCCTTCCTGTATAGTGGTTGACCGAGGATGAAGTTCTTTCTTTTCTTCATAGTCTTCAACTAAGGCGGCTTTGGGTTTATAAAGATTGAGGCCTTCTTCAGTTGAAAAAACGACAATTTCATTGTGCCAGTCGCCTCGTCCAGGAAATGGTAGAGTTCCGTACCCAGTATTCTCTTTTTTCCATGTATGAATGAAAAAATCAATTTCATTCTTCGTGGAGTCAAGTGATAGCAGTAGAGAAAGATAGGTTAAATGTATAAATCGAAAATCACCTGCGATTTGAACGGCAATTCTCATATTTAACTTTTACCAGTTACAATAACTTTAAGCATAATATGTTCCACTCATCGGAAACACCCATGGACGCAGGGGACCAGGATCATCTCCTGTCATATCTTTTATCTCACGACGAACCTCCCTCGGATATACATCGGCGTAATAATACGCATCCTCGGCGGTAGGTACATGACTTGTTGCAAGTTGAACATATGTACCAGGCGAACCAAAATACTCGCGAATCGGCCGCAAGACTGCGAGTAAAATGGCCGTGGCAAAAATAACAAGAACTAACGCAGTATTTGAAAGACGCATTTCTATTTATCTATGACATAGAAAAATAAAAAGTAGTATAATTTACTATATTAACTGGCAGGCTTACCTGTGAATGCTCACACGTTTACCGCGGGAACCCTACGAGGTTCGCACCAATACCGAAGCCCGCGCCCTGACGCGCCGTCACACCGATGGACGGCGAAACGAGGTCGAGTACAGCAAAGACGGCCGCCGCGACGATCGCGATGGCTACGACCTCCTGGAAGTCGATTCCCTTCCGGGGTACAAGGACGGCCGCGAGGCCAACGGCGATACCCTCGATCAGATACTTG